GCATACGCAGCCCGAGCAAAAGCCTCATTTCGAGACATTCCTTCCTCGTTCATCAATCTTACTGTTTCAGTTTCTATATATTCTCTATATTGAGGATCGTTATCAAAATCGTCAAAACTAAGGTCGGTATTTGGCTCCGTTACCCCCGTCGTATTTATGTTATCTATGCTTACATGTATATCCCGAATTTCATCATAAAAAATGCCAGATTCACCTTCTTTGCGTTCACTAAGGTTAGTAAATACTTCATCGGTTGGCCCCGTGTATAGTGTTCCGTCGGATGTCTCGTCGACGTACCAGCTTGTTGGGCCGGTATATTCAGGGTTAATATTCACTGTCATGCCCTTAGCTGCCATTTCAGCTACAGTAACAGTCCCGTCACGATTTGCATCTATCTTGTCAAATTGCGCCCGAACAGCAGGTTCGATACTTGAATGGAGACCTCCATTCGCACTCCCACTATATCTTCGTTTAAAATCATCAAAACTTATTACTCCATCACGGTTTAGGTCTGCTTCCTTGAAGACCCCCGCACCGAGCGGCACGTCGGAGGGGTATATCCAATCGTAGCCCTGGAAGCCTCGACCGTCTTCTCTTGCCCCGTTAGCTATGCCTGTGTTTGCATTTCCACTTGCTGCCCCGTTAGCTATGCTTGTGTTTGCATTTGCCCCGCCAGCTATGCTTGTGTTGACATTTGCATTTGTATTTGTGCTTGTGCTGACATTTGCATTTGTATTAGCCAATGTAGTCTTTGCAGCATCCGCTGCAGCTAGAGCATTATCAATTGTTTTTTGGTCAATGCTACCGCCACCGCTACTGACACTGCTACCGCCACCGCTACTGCCGCCACCGCTATTGTTGTTGTTGTTTTCTTGCTGTTCTCTTTGTTCATCCCGTTCTTCTTGTTCTCTCCTAGCGTTTGCAACATCGCTATTAGATGCGTTTGTGCTGGAGTCTTGAACTGTGTCAGGATGCCTTTCAACAGTATCATTAAAATTAGAACGAGTGCTGGGGTCGTCAGGAACATTTGTAAAGCCACTACCAGGTTCATTGCTCTGAGTGTTTGTTACTCCACCATCATAATTTGGCTCGGTATAATTTCCATCTTGGTCAAAAGTTCCGCCCTGTTCGTAACCTGCTTGAGCTCTGACTCCATCTTCATTTGCGTAAGCAGTGTATGGCTCTCCATTACTATCATACATAGTAATTTCATTGGGAGTCTCTTCGCTCCACTCATCGCCATAAGCAGGTGTCCACGTGTCATCATCGTTTAATCCTGGCCCTGTCTGACCCCAAGCCCCGTCGTCGGGATCCCAACCCATGTCTCTCAGTTCTTGCTCTGTAGGCCCTTCGCCACCATTGCCATCATCCTCACCTTGCCGATAGGTGCGCAGATAATAATCATCTAGACTTTCACCCGGCAGCATATCATCTAACTGAGATTGAGTAGGCCCTCCATAATCCCCATCTCCATCGGGGTTATAGTCTTTCAGTGCCTGAGCCATTCCTTCCGCTTCTAATCGTGCCTCTCTTTCTTCAGGTGACTCAAAAGGATTGTAGGGAGTGCCATCTTCATTACGCGGGCCGCTTCCATCGTCTACTATATTACTGCCAAAATCAGCTGCTGCTGCTGCTGCACCCTCAGCCTCCATTTCAGCCCACTCAGCTGGTGTTAAATCTATACCCATTGAATCAAGCCAATCTTGACTAACACCTTCGCCACCGTTATTCCAGTCCCCATTTGCGTTTTGAGCATCTGCTCCCGCTTGCGCGTCCGCCATTGCCTCCGCTTCTAATCGTGTGTTTCTTTCCTCTTCTGACTCGAAGGGATTATAAGCAGTGCCATCTGCGTTACGCTGTCCGCTTCCGTCGTCTACTATATTACTGCCAAATCCTGATCCATAGCGAGCCATGCGCCGGGCACGCGCCTCATCGCTCTCGCCACTACCGCCGCCGAACGCGCCACCCTTATCGCCTATAATATCAACTGAACCCCCAGGGAACAGGTTATTGGCAGCATTAGTAAAATTATCTCCAGCATCATAGACTGATTGCAGATATTCATCTCGAGTTAGACCCTGCGTGGGAGGCAACATATTGCCATCATCATCAAACTGAAGCGAACTATCATATACACTTCCATCAGCGTTATATAGCTCTTCAGCATTAGTATTACCACCATTTACTCGAGTTGGAAGCCCCTGTTCATTTACTATCTCTGGAAATTGTTCGTCGTAGTAATTGTCAATTTTTTTTACTAATTCTTCATATGTCTCAGGAACATCAGATGTCCTGTCTAGATATTCTTGAAGCTGCTCTGGTGTTGCATTAAGAACATCCTCTGCAAGTTGGTTATAAGCAGCTTGTGTAATTAGCTCATTTTGAGCTGCAACTTCAGCTGGAGTTGGGTTTTCTCTGTCTTTTGGCCCAAATATTCCAAACGGGTTTGCAAGCACATCGCCTACGATGGGAATAGGCGTAATAACATTGTCGTAAAGGTTTTCTACAAGTTTGATTGGATTTGCAGCTAAATCTAAAATGTTAGCCATTCCCTCAACTGGAGCCGGCAGTTCTCCTGAAAGAATTGTCATATCCTGAAGTGTAAGTTCCTGACCTTCTGGAACTTTGTCCAGTAATCCAAAAATCCTATCTTCACTTAAAATATCTCTTACTTCTTGACCGTCCTTAGGAGTTAAAATATTGGAAAGATTTTTTAATGCTGGATAAATAAGAACTGATAGTGGAATTGCCGCTCCCCCTACGCTAAGATATCCTAAGCTTGAACTTTGGATTCCAAGCTTAATTACGTTTTGAGCAACCTCACCTCCAAGATACTTTTTGTATACAAGGTTAATTTCTTTTGCAGTTTTATAAGCCCCTGTTCCAAGAGCCTTAGCAAACCCCGCAACTGCTTTTAAAGCACCCGCGTCGGTTTCTGCGTATTGTGGGTCTAAGCCTTGGCTTTCATAATACTGATTTATTTGTGCTTCACTTTGACCCAATTCATTTTTAAGATAATCATTTACTACATTTTCGTTGCTAGTTGTAGATGTTAATGGCGAACCAAATCGCACTAAATTTACGTGCATTGGGTCAGCAGCCATCTGTTGGATGAAACTTATGTTTGAAGTATCTTTAAGATCAAACTTGTTTGCGTTTGGCCCAAAAGCAGTTACAACATTAGATCCTATCTTTGCTTGAGCTTCGGTCAAAGTCCCATTCATTTGTGCAGCAAAAAGGGCAAGCTGCACCCCTCCAGCCATAAGTCCATTGCTGCCCTCAAGTTTATTTTGAAGTTGTTTTGGGACAAACGTCTCGTAACTTCTACTAATTAAATGACCAACGTGAGGCAAGTTTGCGAGCTCTGACCCAGCCCGACGCTCAAGCTCATTCATGGCAAAATCATGAGCAGCTAATCCGTCTAATCCTCCATCGGTAAGGATGTTGACAATATTATTAAAAGACGTATCCCTGTTGGTTGTAACATCGTCTCTTGGGAAAAGTAAGTCGTCAATTGCTCCGCCAACGGAATCGGATAATTCTCGTCCTTCGGCAGTATTGCGGTAATTATGAAAATCGTATCTTTCTGAGCTAGTCATGATATTATAAAATGTAAATTAAGAAACGGTTCCTAGTGATAGTGATTTAATCGTTCCAGCATCGTTAAAATGCAGTGTAACTGCATCTGATGTGTCTTTTTGAATGGTATACATTCCGCGAGATAATGCTCCAAGCACTTCAGCACCAGAAGTTGCTCCTCCATCAGTTGGTATCGTGTCAGAATTGTTTATTGTAAAAGCAACCTGACCAGTTTCTTGCATATTTAAAGCAGCGTTTCTTTTGCCTGAGCCAAACTCATTCCACTTTCCTATTTCTACTACATTTTTACCACCAGTTTGTTGCTGAATATTTGCACCAATAACAGTGCCATACATATAACTAACTTTAGTGTTGTAACCAAAACACGATGCAAATCCACCACCAGCATTGTTACCAAATCCAACAGCCGTGTTTTCTGAATCTCCAGAACTCCCAGCTGAACAGCTTATACCTGCCGCAAAACTTCGCGCTCCTACAAGTGCTTCCCCATCTGCACTACATTGCCTTCCGATTGCTACACAACCTGCTTTGGCAATAACATTTTGTCCTATGGCTACTGCCCTCCCGGTTTCACCCTCGCTGGAAGGAGCACTTGACGCAAATGCTTCATATCCAATTGCTATGGCTTTTGCTCCAGTAGCTGTAGCCTTATGTCCCATTGCTACTGAATATTCATCTGTTACACCTCCCGCTGATCCTGCCGTTGATCCATACCCATAAGCAACTGATTGTAATCCCTCCGCCTTAACATCATTTCCAACTGCTACTGATGATTCTCCCCGGGCAACATAGGCAGAACTTACTTGGGTTGTGGTTAAAGTTAATGAATTGGCTCCATATGAACTAGCTGAATTTTGAAGTCCACCAACATATGCAGTTCCAATATTTTGAATAACTCCCCTCAACTTAGGTTGTTCAAGTTTATTAGTAGTAATACCACCGTCCCGAACAATTATTGCTCCCGAGGCAAGTTGCGTAGTTGCTCCGTCAACAACTGCGGATGTAAACGTAGCTTTCTTTACTAAATCGTTGAGATTTGTAGAAGTTACAGTGTCTTGATCCTCGTAAGGAGTTTGGATTGATAGTATGTCTGACATTATATTGCTGTGTTTGTGGAGTTAAATGATACGCCCCCAGATGTTTTAATTGATTTTATCCTAGGTCTTCCAGAGAAATTATTTAAAGTAAACTGAATAGAGTAAGCTCTACTATTACCTATTCTACCACGGATGGATACATCTTCATTTATTGCTAGTGGATTATTGTTTAATCTAGAAGATAAACTCCCTAATTGTAAGTTGTAATCTATGTTTTTTGTTTCTGCTGAAATGTTAAAATCAGACTTTTCTACGCTGGAAGACTGAACTTGCATCTCAAAAGTGTTCCACTTTTTTCTGTCAGTCGTCCCAAGGGTAAAATCTCTAGTCGTTAAGCTGGACTCAATAGGCTGCGTTGTAACTAAATTTGAAGCTGAAGGATCGACAGAAATTCTATCATTTCCGTCACTTCTGCTTTCTAGCAAATGAACTCCACCAAATGAATTTATACAATATACTCCTCGTTTTTCTCCATCCCCGGCAATGATTAATTTTTCAAAATCAAAAGATGAAACTGAATCAATAGATTCCCATTGTTTGTTTATAAAATTATAAACTATAATTGCATTGTTGTTTGAAGCAGTAACAAGGTTACCTTCGCTATCAAGGGAATTTAGGGGAACGGCAATGTAATATTTGTTATCAAAATATACAGCAGAAGAGTTTTGCCATAGATCCCTATTTATTGATTTAATTGTGCCGTCGATTGCTTCACTCAAAGGAACTTCATTGCCTCGAAGATTATATAAATCTTGGAAAGAAGCCCCGTATATTCCGCTGTCGGACAAGAAAAACAAATTACTTCCTACTTGAACTATGCTGTCTTTTGCTACGCATCCTATTTCTCCAGTAACAAGACTTGTTACTGCCTGAGATATATTTATAGTGCTAGTAATCGTATGGATGCTATTTCGATTAAATATTAATAATTGATCGTCAGAAAAAGAATGAAGACCTACAATAAAATCAGCGGTTCCCGCAGTTAATTGTTTTGTGTTAGGAACATCGTCATAAGTGTTAATGTCTAGTCCGTTAGAAAAAATTACTTCATCTTTAGTTTCCCTGTCGGAGTAAGTTTCTTGAGTGCTTTCTACCGTATATTCGTAGGGAACGACTAGCCTTCCACCGTGATAAGTTCCAAACGGGGGAGCTGGCATACGCACGTATCCTACACCTTGAGATACTGGTTTTGTGAAATGAGCTTCGGTGTCTGAAGAATCATTTTTTTCTGCAAGAAACGCAAATCCGTTAACACTAGCAACAAATGAAACAAAATATTTTTCACCCGTAATCAATGTAGTTGATCCAGGGTCTACGACAACTATCTCATCTCCTACTTTAAGACCATGATTAGTTGATACTACCGAAACAACATTATTTGTTATTACTGTATTATTTACAAGAGGATTTCCAAGTCTTTCGGGTTGTTCGTAAGTTCCACTTTTTACTTTCGTAAATCCAGAAAATGCAGTTCCAGTTCCAGTCCCTGCTGCGGATGCAGTAAAAATTTCACCTACCGTTGGAGTTGCGGAGGCTCCTACATTTGCCCAGACCGTGTCTCCTATTGAATCAATTTTATAAGTTTTCCCAACATCAAACTTGTCAACGGTTACAGAAGTAACAACTCCATCCCAAACTAAAGAGGTTTTTCCTCCTATAAAAAGAATTACTTGCCTGAATGCTTGAGTTAAACTGGACAATCTTCCCAATGTGTAAGACGGAGGATAAGCGACTTTTACCGCTGTGCTAGTATCAAGATTGCTTGCGATTGCTTCGGTGTTTTGAGCGGTAACAATATACTGGCTAGAAGTTTCGTTTGGGTTAGAGTAAGCACAAGAGGCCCAAATTCTAGGCTGTGCATTATTATTTATTACTGGAGCAGTGCCAGTGTCATCTAATAAAAAATTAAGAACTACCCCAGTGGTTCCAGAAATTAATTCACTAGTAATGTTTTCAATGCCTTTTCTGACTTGCCATTCGCCATTTAGATCCATTCTGCCGTTGCGAGAGTCCGCAAGGACACCCGGCTTCAACTGATCGGGTCGAAACCTATTATTAAAGCCAAAGTATCCAGTGTCGAACTCGTCGGCAATCTTGGAATCATTTGCTCCGTATCCAGAATATCGTGGCATATTTTTAAATTACTACTTGCGCTTACGTGCTGCTCGTTTCATTGGACGTTTATTCATGGCTTTTTTAGCGGGGGGACGACCTACTTTACTTCCGTATGTTCCTTTTCCTTGTGGCATATCTATTTTTTCCTTAGTTGTTTTAGTTTAATGTTTTTTTGACAGTAGCATGAGTCTTTAAGCTCACACATCTGAATAGATTTTAATATGGCGTTTTTTGCTTTTCGCCCTTCCGTTTCGTTTAAAGCTTGTCCTAGAGGACATTTTTTCATTACTTAGATTTCTTTTTAGGAAAACCTTTTTTCATATTACTGAATGCTTTTTTACTAACAGTAGATTTGCTTTTGGATCGGCTGGTTCCCGCTTTTTTGCGTTTGTTTATGTTTTCGTATAAGCTCATTTTAAAGTTTTACGTGACATTTTCTTTCCGCTACCGGGATTACGTGGCTTACAGCTTGTTTTCATATTATTTAATTTGAGATGAACCAAAGTAAAATCCTACAATGGCTAAGGCAGTCTGCCTAATTTCGGGTAAAATGACGAATCCTTGCACGGTGTCCCATTGTAGGCTCTTAAATAGCCCTAGAAAGCCGTTTGTCTCTCTACCTATGGTAACCCCTACATTTGTCCATGCAAAGACGAATGGGGCTATTACAATGGCAAAGACGGTTGCTATTACTAAAAACCTGCGGACTAGGACTCCTCCATCACGTTTTGCAGCAGCATCAGCCGAGGCATCTGCCATCTGTTGAGACGTAATCATGCGCTCAAACTGACGAGCTTGATTGTCCATCTGTGTGCCAATAAGCTTCATTATGAAGCCACTGACACCTC